AGGTTCAGATTTCCAACCAATACTTTCTAGTATGAACCTCATTGGATCCAAAAATGTCTTGTCAAACTGAACATTATAATCAATATATTTTTCAAGACCAAATTCTGTAGGCAATGTAGTAATATAACTGATAACATCATTCTTAAATGGATTAGCAGGTATTAATTTTAGAAATTTAATCTTATCGCCTTCTTGTATAAAAGGATACTTTTGACCAAGACCTCTTCGTTCTAGTTCGTGATTATATATCAACGCACCTTTGACATGAATTGGTGTACCTTTAATAAACATCTGACTAGATGAACGATACTTCTTTAGATTGTTACAAGAACGAGGAAAAGAAATCTGTTCAGCAGACATAGTAAAAAATTCTTTCTTAAAGTTTGCGATATGTTTATGTAGGTCGCCTTCTTCTTTACCCATAATAATTTTAATCGCCTCTTTAATCTTATCTCTACATACTTGTGGTGTAGATGACTTAACTGCCTCAATACCCATAAGTTTAAGTTTAGGGTCTGCAAGTCTAACGCCCTCATCATCAAGTACGTTTAACATATATCTTTTCTTTGCAACCCATATACCTTTGTCGGCGATTACTTCTCGTTTCATAACCATGGCATTTCTATATGCCTTGGTATAACCAGCAAGTTCGTCAAAACATTTTTCAATAAAAGGTTCAATCTTATTGTCACAAACTTTACCAAGGAAATCTACAATCTCTTGTTTAGATTTACCTTTACAAGTTTTTTCTACAAGGTCATCAAATGTAACATAGATACTATCTGTATCAGAGGCAACAATTCTATCTTTAGTGTCGCCAAATATGTTATGTAAATATTGGTTTACGTTCTTCTCAATAAAACGAATAATATATTGGCCTGCTGTGGTAATACCACTCGCCTGTCTTACATCATAGTATCTAAAGTATTGGTTACCAACTGCACCATAAGCTGAGTTCAAGGCAATCTTTCTTGCCCACTGAATATTGTGACAACGTGAAATCTCTTTGACTAGTTCGGGGTCTTTAGTCTTTTGATATTCTGCTTTTGCTTTTAACATACGTTTCTTAAAGATAACACGTTCATTGTACATGGTCTCCATCATTTCAGGTAGAAAACCTTGAGCGTCTGTTTTAAACATGGCACCATTTGGTGTCATACAGTTACCATCTGGTATATCAATCTTCTCACCGTCTAACATACGATTAACATTGACTTGACCTGGATTATCACCAACGATTTTCTCTGGCGAAATATTGTACTGAATAATAATGTGTGGATATAGTGAGTTAATATCAAATGAAACAATCCATTTGTGTTGACCTAGAATTGGGTCTTTTACAAATGCACCCTCATACTTCTCATTTTTAGTATTCTCTTCTCTTGGTGGAATACAAATATCTTTTGTCAATAGATGATTTGCAATCAAGGTATCCCATACTCGCACTTGCGAATATATATCTGCATAGTTAACTTTTGATTCATAAGCAACAGTTAGACCTAGTTGAATAAGACCTAGTTTATCTTCTAAAGCGTCAACAATCTCAACGTCTTGTATGTTGTAATCAATAAATGATTGAAAGTCTTTTGTGTACCAATCTTTAAATGTATCATAACCCATGTCATCTTTACCACGACCAAGTTCTACCATACCAATATGGTCTAGTCTATAACTTTCTTGTCGTGTAGGAATAAACCAACGATATAAGTCAAGATAATCCAAGTTTGCAATACCAACAAGTTCATATGTTGTTTGTGGTCTACCATGTGTAACAACTTCGCCTTTGTTTACTAGTGACCAAGGAGACATTTTGTCTGCAACTTTACTACCTGCAATTGCTGTAATACGTGCCATTAAATATGGTACGTCAAAAAACTTTGTGTTCCAACCAGTGATAACATCTGGATGATTTTTAATCCAAAACTTCATAAACTCAAACATGAGTTCTTTTTCATGTTTACATTTTACATATGTTACATCTGTTCTATCTGTATGAAAATCACCAACACCCCATGTTAGAATCTGTTTGTTGTTTTGATTCTTAACTGTGATTGCGATTAGTTCTTCAATAGGATTTTCTACATCTGGAAAACCATTTTCACAAGTAGTTTCTATATCAAGTGTAAAGATTTTAATTAAGTCTTTATCCCATTCTAACTTTTCAGGATATTCATGGTTGATATATTGATAATGATATCTTTCTAAACCATAGATTGGTGAATTAGGTGTGGATATTTCTTTACGAAATTTACGTGCAGCTGATATACTAGAAAACTCTATAGGTTTTAGATTTCTACCGTCAAGTGTTTTGTACTGTGAATGTTCTTGTGATAAAGAATATAATGTAGGACCAAAATCTATTCTTTCTTTAAAATCTTTTCCGTCATGTATACCACGAATAAGAAGTTTACCTCTGTGTTCTATTACGTTTTTATAAAAGTTCATCTTTTCTCAATCTCACTGTTAGTCCATCATGTTTATCTGTCAACTGTATTTGACAACTCAAACGACTTGTCATTCTATCATAATCTGTTTCATATTCTAATAACTCTGTCTCTAAACTATTATACTCGGCAGGACCACATTTGGCAAGCGTCTCTACATGTACGTGACAGGTACCACAACTTTGATTACCACCACAATCAGCAGGTATTTCTGGAATATCTGCCTGTTTAGCCGCCTGCATTAAGGTTAGACCGGTTGGTACTTTGACTTCAATACGGTCTTTACCATTTCTGATAAAGAAAACTGAAATCATTAAAGCTTCGGTAAACTTGTTTCTGTAATTAGACCAGGTTTTTGACCTGTAATAATACTACTTGTGTTTTGTTGATACGATTTTAAAATATCGTCTTTTGGTTTGTAGATAGTAATAACTTTATCTTTATCTACCGTTATTGTTTTGTCGTGTGAGTATGGCATCCATGGTGTCATCATCAATTGTACAGGTTTTCCTGGTGATGATTGCATAGGAATAATAGCAAATGCGTCTTCGGCCGTAACCAGACCATCTTTCTCTTCAATCTTACCAATAACGTCTTCGCCAGTGGTTAGTCTCATAATCTTAATCATAATATCTCCTTAATTGTATCTCATTATACAACACTTTGACTAATTAGTCAATGCTGTATTTGGTTGTTATCACGTATTTTCTTTGTGGATTGACCATAACGTTTAGTCTTTTCATAAACTCACGGTCTAGTAAGATAGGTGTTCTATCTTCTCTATCATCAATAGTAAATTCTACATCTTCATAGAAACCACCAGCAAACTCTACGTTAAGTTTGACCACATATCTAGTTTCATCATAGTCTCTTAAACCACCTACTTTGATTTCTTCTTTACGAATGATATCACTTGTAATAGTTTTACCTAATAGAGACCACGTTATCTTATTACCATTAATTTTGTATTTGTCCGAGTGTATAACTGGCATGCCGGAATTACCCGTATCAAATTTTGATACAAGTTCGCCAAAAGGTTTTATGGTCAAAATTTCTTTAAAACCACACTCTGTTGGCACTGAATATCTATTTTCTGACTTAGCAAAATGTTTAATAACTTCTTTTGCAATATTCATTTTAGTAGCGTCTTCTATACCCTCTGTACCAGGAGAAGAGTTTACTTCCAAGAAGAATGGTGGTTTGTTTACTCTGTCTTTACTTGGTATAAAGTCAACAGCAGTCCAATATCCACCCACAGCTTTCGCAGCCTTTAGGCTCTCTTCTATTTCTAATTCTGTTAATTTAATATTTTGTGGTACAGAACCTTGTGATACGTTTGACCTGAAATCTCCCTCAATAACTGGTCTTTTCATAGCAGCTAATACTTTACCACCTAATACATGTACTCTAACATCATATTCTGTTTTAATATATTCTTGTACTAATAGGTCAGCGTCTTCATCTTGTTTGTGAATAAGTTGTACAATTGAATCTAAACCTTTTTCACTGTCAACAAATAATACACCAACACCTTTACTACCTCTTAATGTTTTCATAATCAAAGGAAATTTTATACCTGATTCGGCAACAATCTCATTTGATTTTTCGGGGTCATTAATTAGTTTAGTTTGTGGTTGTCTTAAACCATAATCTGCAAGTCTCAATGATGTTCTATACTTATCAGCACACATGTTAATTGTAGTTCTTGGATTAACTAGTGTTGCGTTTGCTCTTTCAAGGATAGAAACCATATCCAACCAACTATCTTTTCTAGTTACACTACCACGGATGACAGCAACTGTCATGGCACCTACTTCAAAACCTTTTTTATCATCTTTGTTATGAAATCTACGGATACCATCTTCGTATGTGGTATAACCACCAGTAAGTTTAAAAAGATAGAATGGATATTTTAACTTATCACATTCTTCTTTTAACCTATCAGCAGTATGAAATTCTTTTGCACCCTCTGGCTCATCTGTAATAATAAGCAGACGTAAAAAGTCTTTCTTGCCTTCTGTTAGATAATCTTTGAATGGTGCTACTTGCATTTACTGTGTATCTGTCCCTTCAGGTAACTTCTTACCTATATTATATTTAGCAGATAAGTTCCACTCATTTTTCTCTTTAAATGGTAAAACTTTAATCTGACTTAAAGGTGCTTTATCTTCTGTTTTCTTCTTGTCAGATACATCAATTAAGTTCCAGTCTTGCAATAGTAAAGCAATTGTGTTTCTTCTTTGAATATCGTTAGCAGTTAATGTACTCTTCTTACCATCCAAGGCAAATAGTTCCTTGAAATGTGTAATATAATACTTACCTTGTTTGTGTAAAATGTGGCAACTCTGAAATAAAGTTTTATCTTTACGACTTGCAACACCGATTCTTGTAAGGGTCTCTCTTACCTTTAGAAAGTCATCAGGTTGCTTTATTGTAACTTCAAGCATGTCATCCTGCGACCAATTTATTGTCTCTTCACTCATTTTTTTCTCCCACCTTTTCTTAGGCTCAGTTTAATATTATCAATCTGGTCGGAGGAAAGTAGAGATAGAGCTTCTTTTGCTTTTGCATTACTATAACCATAATACTCTTTTACGAGTTCTAAATCTTTTAACTTGGTCTGTGATAACCACTTCCCACCAAATCGCTTCTTTATTCTTATACTATTTATAAGATAGTGGAATTGCATACGTTTTGGTAGAAAATGTAAACCATTCATTTCATTGGAATGCATTATGGTATCATAAAACATGGACATACATCTATTAATAACGAAAGGTGCATACTTCTTTTCCCATGTTTCATCTGTGGTATCTAGTAGTGGTTCTTTTGTTTCATTTATCGCCTTTAAATAATCTTTCAATTCATACATAATTTAATCCTCATATCCAGGCAACACGGCCGTGGACTCTTTGTTCAACCAGTCCTTACAAGTAGCAGTTTTATCTTTATGACATGTGTAACACATGGTTTGC